AATTAGTAACGCTGGTGGGTATGTCTTCCGCTAGACCAAGAACGCCGCTTTTACTTGGTAAAGTAATTATGGTGTCTTGCGAAACGCTTAAGTTGGGGCGTACCCATTGAGTAAAATTGCCGGCCTCAAATTTGAAGTAAGTCCCAAACTTTACAAGTAGATCAGCTACATTCGCCGTACTCGAACCGTCCAAATGCAGCGCAGTAAATGCTGTGTTTCCGTCCGCGTCAGTCGCTACAACGAACTCAATATCACCAGGTGACGTTTCGGTCAAGACGACCTTGGTAATGCCTGTTTGTACGGTTGCCTTTGTTTGTTCTAGCTTTAACTCGCTCTCCGTGCCTGCGCCGTTTTTAACCGTTGTTTCTAAGCCTTGTTTAAACTCTTCATAGAGAATAGTTGTGCGGCTGTCCTTTACCCAGCGACCCCCCGAACCACTGTCCCACATTATGCTTTGACCCACAGACGGGTCGTCAACTTCTACATCATCCAATTCGCCTAGCGTCGAAGCTCCGCCCGTGTCCAAAGTAACTACGCCGTCTCCATCGTCCGTAAGTGTGCCGTTGGTTACTTTGATTGTTCGCACCGAAAGAACGTCCGTAGATCCGTCCTGCGTCAACATTCGGAGGATGCCCCTTCGCGCGTATGCTACTTCGTCTCCACCTTCGGGGCTTACCCCGTCGATAGGTGCGTTACAAGCGTCCCACTCGTAAGGGATCGCCACGGACAAATCCAAGAGAACGCCGGAGAGTACGTTCTTCGTCTCTTCCTCCAGGGGTGTAGTCGTGGCGTTTACTACTTCATAATCCTGAGCAAAGAGGAAGATGTTCCCGCCGTTTTTAATGTCCGCAATAATATCCTCTGCGCATTGCTCCGCATCGCTAACCACCTCCTTTTGACGGTCGGTCTTCTTCGTCTTATCGGCTGGCACGTCGAGGATATATACCTCGAGGTTATAGGTCTTCGTTCCTGCGTCGTATGTAGCTCCCGTATATACGAGATGCATAAGCGGAAACGAAGTAAACTTCGAGAGGTCTACGTCATCGGGTGACCCAAACGAAAACGACTTCACAAAGAAGTGCGCATCCGCAAATACCTTGAACCTTTCGACTATGTTATTGAACGTGATCATGTGCGAGCTTGTCTTTTAAATAGCTGAGATGTTGGAAGACGACTTGAATAGGGAGTTCCGTAACCTTGTCCATCTTGAGGAGGTCTTCTCCTGCGAGGGCGTGGAGGACGTGATACCAGCCCCATTTTTCGCCGACCGGATCGCTGCCTCCGCTACCTCCAGTAAAGAGGACTTCATATCGAGTAGCAGTTCGTTTCTGGTAGTCCAAAAAAAAAGCAGCGTACCGGATACGAGGTCTGCGGGCATTTCTTCAAATATCGATGCGTCTTCTTTGGCGGTGTATTTCTTTACCTCGTATTTCTCCCCGAGTTCGTAGGTTACTTCCCGGAAGAGAACGGACATTACTTTGTGGGCGTTCTTCCAAAAGTCCTCGAGGTAGTTTTCGAGGTCGATCCATTCCCCCGCTGTGAATGCGTCCCAATCGGGAACGAAGCCGAATCGTTTTCCATCCATCTCAACCACTTTCTCAAATCGTGCGGTCTCTTGGGTAAGGAGTTGGTCTATATGCGCTCCAGCGGCTTCGATGAGCTTTTGCGGCATGGCACGTAGTTTGTCCACGCTCTTACCTGTGCAAGCGGAGATCCGTTCGAGTTGGTTCTCGCTGGTCATCATAACCTGGAGTTCTCCAAGGGTGAGGTCTGACCATCTATGAGGGAGGCGTAATTCCATCGTTTAAATAACTTGGTTTGTTCGGTTTCCTTATCCCTTACGAAACGGGTTTGCGTGAATCGTGCGTGGATTTTGCGTGTTTACGGGAATTTTACGGGTCGCCCGCATTTTACCCGATTGCGTAGCTCCCGAAGTTCGGGTTCGTTTGGTTGAAAGTAATCGCATACCGCATCGCGTCGATAGCGTGGTTAAATTGGTCTACGGGTTCATTCAGTTGCTTGCCGTTCTTGTCCTCCTTCCATTTGTAGTTTCGGAGTTCTTTGATAAGGTTCACACTCCGCGCCGTGATAAGTAGCGGGCGCGAATGGAGGAACTGGATTCCGCTTCTAACCGAATCGCGTCCCTTTCTTGCTCCGTGAGTATTGAATCCGTGACCGTGTATCTCGTCGATGCTCTTTGGCTCTGCGGAGTCACAGACAACAACATCCGATCGATTGACTCCGTTATCTCGGAGGCTTTTTGCAATATCTGAGTTAGTAAGGCGCGTCGCATAGCATAGCTCGTCGACTGCGAATCCGTGGCCGTCGGTGTACACCCTGACGATTGCGGTTGGGTCGTTCGTATATCCGAAGTCGAGCCCGATGTTGAGTAGTTTGTATTCATTTGGTATCTGGTCTATTTCTTTCCAGTGGGTGAAGATGGTTGCCCGGGATGTTCCTCGCTCTCCGAGTCCGTATACCCTCCAGAAGTTTTCGTCTGCTTCTTTGAAGCGTTCAATTTCCAGGAGTACACTTTGCGGCAGGAAGGGGTTATCCTTGTACGTGGTTTTGAAGAAATCGCAGTCATCGCGGTTAGGTAAGTCGTAAAGCCAATGGAATTCGTCGGAGGGGTTAAAGTCTACTATGATTCGCCCCGTGGTTCTTAGGATAAGTTGCCGCCAATCTTCGAGGGTGATTTCGTTGGCTTCGTTGATAAAGAGAACGTCGCGCTTTCGCCCTCGCACCTTTTGCGGTTGATCCACCGAAATAAACTCCACGAGGTTTCCCCATAGCTGGTAAGTGGCTTCCGATTTGTTGTGGAGTTCGACGTTATAAACGTCCTCGTTTTCGAGTATCTCGAAGAAGTCCCGCATGGCTGTCGCACGAAGGGCGGGGAAGGTCTTTCGGCAAATGGTGACTACGAGGCCGGAGTTCTTGTGGCAAAGCTCTATTAGGCTTTGAAGTATCGAGTACGTCTTGCCGGATCGCGTCCCGCCTTGGTGTACCTGGATGCGCTTCTTTGAGTTCCTGACGTGGTAATATGTTGCAGGGAGTTTATTCATCCAACCACGAGAGGGGCTTCTTCTCTTGTACCTCTATCTCTTGCCGTTCGATGTATCCGCGCTTCTTGCCCTTGGTCTTTAGAAAGAAGATAGTCGCGGCGGGGTTGCCTTCTTTTACGAGCTTGTAGAGGTGGCTTTCTGCGAAGTCGAGAACGCCGTCCTGAATGGAGTTTACCGCGCTCTTATATTCTTCGTCTGCCTTCAACCATGCGTAATGGGTGGAGCGGTCGATACCTACCATCTTTGCGGCGGTAGATACGATACCGAGTGACTTCTCGAGGGCTTCCAACATAGCCTCTTTTTTGGTGTTGGATGTGTTGATTTTTACCGCTTCCATTTTTTACCGCATATTTCGCATTCCTCCTCTGGCTTCTCTGTTTTCTCTTTGTCTTCTTCTTGTGGATCCCATACGTTAAGACCCCATTCGTTTAGTTCGGTTGCGTCCCATTCGTTTGCGAGGACGTCAAAATCGTGTTCGCCTGCGCTCGTGTTGTCTTTGATAGTGAACTCTCTTTCTTTGGCTTCTCCCCAGGTGGCGAAGTAAACGGGGGCTTCTGTAAGTCCTGCCGTTTTGCAGGCTTTATATCGCATATTTCCCCCTATGATTACGCCGTCCGGGTTTACGACTATGGGCCGTGCTTCGAGCATCTCCGGGAAGGTCTGAATGCTTCGAACGAGTTTCTCAAACTTGTCTTCCTTAATTGTCCGAGGGTTGTTCGGGTTCTCCCGGATCTCCGAGAGCTTCGTGAGCTTGAACGATGACGGCCTCGAGGGTGTGGAGGAATTCGGCATTATGAACGGCTAATGTTAGGAGGAGGGTTGCGGGGTCTTGCCCTACGTGTAAACGCACTACTTCGGCGTTCTCCGTAATTAAGAGGAAGTTCTTCGCGTGGAGGAGGGCTTTACGTGCGTTTCTCATATATGCAAATATGCACTATACAAAACCTCCTCGCAAAGTGCGGGCGGGATTTTGCTTCGTTCGTAGTTGTTTTTAAGTCCCTGCGTACCTGTTCGCGATCCGCGCGGGGCGGCTTCGTGGCACGGTGCGCCGTTCTTACACATGGGGCGCGGATTCCACCCTTCGAAATTTGTCCATATGTCGGTGGGCTTCATTCGGCTATCTCCATACTGGCAGTAGGTAACGGTATGCCGGAGCTTGCCTTCAAGCTGTGGCATCTTCCGCATAAGCCCGCGCGGGTTTTCTATGAACCACATTTTCGGTTGTATCTCCTCGATTATTTCGAGCGTCTTTTCCAGGAGTTGAATACCGAGGCGGGCGGTATCGGTGTTCGGTATATACGCTCCCTTGCCGCCTGTCCAATGGTGACCAATGGCAGCAACGCTAAAACCAGTACACGGAGGGGAAGCCCAAATTACGTCGGGTTTCCACGGTAGCTTGTTAATATCGAACTCCAATATATCGCAGACGTAATCGATACCTCCGAAGTCAGTAATATCCGAACTAAATACGTCAGCCCCCATGACTTCCGCAGCCTTGCCAATAGAACGGCTGCCTGCAAATAATTCGAGAACCTTCACGGGTGTATGATTCTACCCTCTACGTCTCTCGCAATGGTCTCGAGCCATTCGCGGTCGTAGTGGGTCATATTGTACTCTCTTCGGTGCAGCATCCGAAGTCCCGCCGTTTGTCCGATTGCGTCGAAGTATTGCTTCTCCTCGAACTTCTCTTTCTTGGGTTGCTTCATGAACTGGCGGATGTTGTGCGCTATCTCTGCGCGTTCTTCTTTGGTGTAGCTCATTGCCCCGTCTCTTCTTTCCAAATGGCAGAACAAACTGCAACTCGTTGATCCGCATCGGGAAACTCCCGCTTTGTAATTACGTGGTTAATACAGCGGTGCATGAATTGGTAGCGGTTTTCGCTTTTTTCAGGTTTAGGTAGTGGCATCTTTTAATAGTTGTTTTAGTTCGTTAAACATTTTCCGGTTACACGAGGAGCATTGCGAGGCTTGCGTATTCGTTCCGGTGGCTTTTGAGTACAGTTCGGCGAGGTCGCCGTTCGTCGCGTCTTTAGGGTTCTCGATTAGTTCGCGGATCTTGTCCAGGAGTTCCGCATTGATTTCTGCCTCCCATTTATCCAAAGGGCAAGAGGCTACCTTTAACCGCGTCTTCGTGGGCATATGGCATCCGCAGAGTTTGGAATCAGTGAAGGCTTCGGTTACGAGGGGGCCGCAACTCTTCGTCGTTTGCACGAAGTGTTCGCAGCTCTGACAAATGGCGAGGCGGTCACTCCTTTTCTGTCCGGTTACGAAGAACATCTTTCAGGGTTTTTCTTGTGACGTGTAGTGAGCGATATAAGGTAGACTCTCCAATCCCACTTCGTCGAGATATTTCTGCCATGTTCCATCCGTTGAGATATAGTCCGAATATAGTTCGGTCGAACCAACTGAGACGGTCGAGAATGAGTTGGAGTTGTTCGCGCTGGATGGCTTTGCTCCAGTCGCTTTCGCTTGTTTGTTCTTGGGGTTCATTATCGTTTGTTTTATACAGTTCCTTAAATTTTCCGCGTGTCGCTTCGAAGTACATAGCCTTCACGAAGTACCCGAAGGGGTTCTCCATGTATCGCTTATCGATACACCTCAAATAGACGTGGTGAACAAGGTCGCCCGGATCGTCCGTCCATCGTTCAGCAACGCGGAGGAGTTTCGAATAGTTCCGTGTTAAGAACCTATTCCAGTCCTCTTTGTGCCTTGATTTCATTTATCTTCCTTCGATAGTATCTGCACTTCTCCTCGAGTTCTTCCACCGTCCACTTCTTGTTTTGGTTGCTCTTGAGAAGGATGGCTTCCGCCGTCCCTTCGCCGTGGATTTCGTCGAGCTTCTTTCCGAAAACGTATTGTTGGCCTCCGGTCATGTTACATTGCTTGCACTGGAAGGCTACGTTCATCTCGTCCCACCGCGTGGCGAGCTTGGCCCGGGTGATGAAGTGTCCGCAATCCACCTCTTTGTAATGCCTCAACCGTCCGCAGGTAAAGCACTCTCCCCACCCTTCTTCGTTCGATCCTTTGAGGCGGATATACGTCGAAAAGATGGAATCAAGTTTCGCTTTTGTCTTCGCTATTCCCATTCTTTCCGGGTATCAAAAAAGGATTGTTCTTCATTCTCCAAGCGAGCTTTGCCGCTTCTGCATCGTATTCGGGGACGTTGGTAGGGTTGTCCGTGCCTCGGTAAATTACTTCGTTTTGTCGCTCCAGGATCGGGGCGCGCTCCTCTTCGTGCTTGGTGATGCACTCTCGGAATTCTGCGATTTTTAACCGCTCGTAATATTTGCCATAGTGCCCCGTTATCATGCGCTGACAAATTAACTTCAATTCCTCCAATTTCAAAACGGGGAAAATCTCGAATATCATCTCCGCGCAAAGGGCGATGTCTTCGAAGCTCGAGAGCGTCTTCTTTGCATCTATGGAGTCCACCGTGGTTTTAATCATTGAGACCACAGCCGCGCGGGTTTCTTCCGGCATAACGCGGAGCGCGGTTTTAATGTTGGTTCCTTGCTCCCAACACTCCTGGGGCGTGTATTTAAATAATCCCGTTTTTGAGATAGTTGTTAAACTCATCTCTGCTCGGGCCTTTTGGACTTGCCTTCTTTGGTCGAGGGAAGATTCCTTGCCACTGGTTCGCGATAGCGAGTTGTATGGCTTCGATTGCTTGTTGTTCATCTCCG